AACATAAAGGAATGTCACCAGAACAAGCAACTGGAACTGCATCAAGCTATGCTAGAAAATATGCCTTAAATGGTTTATTTTTAATTGATGAAACAGAAGCGGATGCGGATAGTCAAAAACCTGCACCGGTTAAACCAACTTTAAATGCTACTCAATTTGAATCAATGATTAAGGCAATTAACGAGGGTAAAAAATTAACAGTTGAGGTTGCAATGAATAACTACACAATTAGTCCTGAACATTTAACAGCTTTAAAAACAGCATTAAAAAATAATTAAGATGGATGCCAAAACTAAAAAACAATTAACATTATTAACTAAAGAAATAGATGCTGCCTTATTAGCGATAGATAAATATGGAGATAATATGTTTGCTTTAGGCTACGCTATTGGCACAATAAAATCTATTCAACAAGACATTGAAACTTTAATAAATCTAAAAAACAATTAATTATGAAAGTAGCATTATACCAAATAGAACAGGAATATTTAAACATTGTACAATCTATAATAGATGCAGGTGGCGAAATAACGGAGGAGCAGGAAACTGCCCTCTCTATTTCTAAAGAACAATTACAAAACAAAGGCGTTTGTTATGGCTTTATTGTAAAAGAATTAGAGGGCAATATAGATTTAATTGATTTAGAAATAAAGCGATTACAGGCATTAAAAAAACCTTTAGTTAATAGTATTGATAGACTTAAAAATAACCTATCTCAAGCCATGCAAATGTTTGATGTAACGGAATTAAAAACACCGTTATTAAAGATTAACTTTAGAAAATCAGAATCTATTGAAGTTACGGATATTGACTTATTAGATGCCGATTTTGTTAAAACAACTATAACTAAAGCAGCCGATAAAATAGCGATTAAAGAGGCTATTAAGGCGGAGATACCTGTAAGAGGTGCTGTATTAATTACTAACTATAACTTACAAATTAAGTAATGGAAAAACCAATCCTGCCAAACATGATCGTGCTAAATGATAGCACGGTCATTTATAAAGGCAAAAAATTAAAGCCTATTTGTTTAACCATATCTCTTATAAGGGATAGTAAAAAAGTGAAGGAATAGTATGGAAATGATATACTTAATACTTAGCCAGTTTACTTTTAGTTTTAGTAGAACTTTAAATGTAAGATATACTGCAAAAGAAAATGTTTTAATGGGTATTATAACATCTACATTGATAAAATTAACTTGGCTTGTTAGTAGCTCAATAGGTGTAAAATCTGTTATTGATGGCGATATAAAAATGTGTATTGCTTATGTAATAAGCGGATTAATTGGTGATTATTTATCTTATAAAATAAAAATAAAATGAAAGAAACAATATCAGTTTGGTTTAGTTGCGGAGTTGCAAGTGCAGTAGCAGCTAAAAAAACTATTGAAAAGTATGGTGAAACTCATAATATTTTAATAGTAAACAACCCAGTTAAAAACGAGCATCCTGATAATTTAAGATTTTTAGCTGATGTTGAAACTTGGTTAGGACAAAAGATTATTAAAGCCACTAATGATAAATACCCAAATGCTGATATTATAGAGGTATTTGATAAGGTTAAATATATTAGTGGTGTTGCAGGTGCGCCTTGCACAAGGGAATTAAAAAAGGAAGCGAGATACCAATTTGAAAAGAAAAATAAAATTGACTGGCACGTTTTAGGGTTTACCATTGATGAATGGGAAAGGCAAAAAAGATTTAATACAGGCGAAAGAGGAAATACAATACCTGTGCTAATTGCTGAATTATTAACTAAACAAGATTGCTTTAAAATAGTTGAAAAGGCTGGGATTAAATTGCCTTTAATTTATTCGCTTGGTTATCCAAATGCTAATTGTATCGGGTGTGTAAAATCGCAAAGCCCTACTTATTGGAATTTAGTTAGAAAAACTTTTCCAGATGTGTTTGAAGAACGTGCAATACAGAGCAGAAGAATAGGTTGTAAACTTGTTAAATTAAAAGGTAAAAGAATTTACTTAGATGAATTATTAGAAACTCATAAAGGCGGTAAAATTAAAAGCTATGAATGCGGAATTTTTTGCGATACTAAATAATAAATAACCAAATGACCACAGACGAGATAAACAAACTAATCGCTAAGGAATATCAAAGCCTTAGCGATTTAGCCATTCAAAAGAATAACAGTTACGCAGGATCAATTTTTAATCCTGACTGGATTATTAAGCCATCAATGGAACTAACCAATAAAGATATGATTGAATTTGGAATAGCAGCCAGAGCTAACGATAAAATTAATCGTATCAAAAGTGCAGGTCTAAAAGGCTTTGACGAAGATAATTTAAAAGACTTAATAGGCTATCTTATACTGTTTAGGATTGCTCAGGGTCTAAAGGAATAGTTGTTTATTATCCACAATAACCCTATATTTGTGGCTCATTATCAACAACTGGAATAGAATCAAAGTACTCATTTAGTTTACTATAAATCACTTCTGGTTTACCTGCTGAATAAATAACATCACCATTTTCAAAGACAACCTCAGTATAGTATTTTTTGTTAGTTTTACCTTTAGGAATAAATACCTTTGGGTTTAAAGCTATTATAGTATTTCTACCTAAACTAAAGTAACCTATTGTAGTTTCGTAGTCATCCAATAAACCTTCGTTTAAAAGCCTTATTTTATCTAACTCATCTATTTCCTCATCCGTATTAAATGCTGAGTTTATAGGGTGAATTATTGATATTGAGAACCATTGTAGACTATCCATTGTATTAAAATTTATGTGTTAATCTCATTATTTTTTAAGTATTCAATTGCACTACTTAGTATTTTTACGTCGTCGTTAAGTAGCCCTATTCCCCTATTACATTTATCACATAACAAACCCCTTATTTTTTTTGTTTCGTGGCAATGGTCAACACATAAACTCTTTTTATGTTTATTATTTAATTGAGAAATATGTTTATTACAGATTTTACAACAACCTTTTTGTTCTAAAAACATTTCTTCATATTGTTTTAAATCAATACCATAAGCTCTTTTTAAATCATAATCCTTCATTACTTTAGAATCATATTTATTTCTCATTTTTTTATTATGGCAATCTTTACAATATGGTTGAGTTCCTGAAGTTCTATTACTTCTTTTAACAAATTCAATAATTTGTTTTTCTTTATTACATAAATTACAAGTTTTCATAGCCTTAGAATTTATGGGTGAGCCGCATTATCTGACCATATACTGGGTGGTGAAGGTATGCTTCTATTGCTTTTGATGAGTGTTGATACCCTTGTTTGTGATGCCAACTATCCGTTCCCGATGGGCTACGTGAGCTTTCAACTGTTATTCCGATATAATCTTTTGATGTTTTATGGTGTACGTGGTGAGTATAAATATAACGGTGTTTTGTATTAGCCCATTCTTTTTTAAACTCCTGAGCCATCAATAATGGCAAATCTTGATTCTTAGCACCATCACCATGAGTTGAGCCAATTAGGTTATCTCCATAAACAAACGCTTTACGGTGGCTTATTGATGTATCAAAAGTTATATTTTTACTTAGTTTAAACCACGCTTGTATAGTTTGGGCTAAATACCACCCAGCCATATAATCATGATTTGATGGATTGTGTATTATGTGAACGTCTGCAATACCAACAAGTTTTTCAATAATTTGAACATATAACTTTTGAGCAACTAAAAAGTTTTCAAACCACATTCCATCCGTATCTTGCGGAGTTCCGCTTGTTGTACTTCGCCTTGTATTATCGGTGTGTAAAATATCATTGCCAATAATCAAAACTATCTTATCAATATTGAATGATTCAAGTCTTTGAATTATTTTATCTATTCCTTCATGTACTCTTTTAACTGCTATATTTGAATTGTAATTATCGCCTGATTCATATTCGGTTGCTAGTTTACCTATGTGTATATCTGCCGGATCTATAACTAAACAATGGCAGTCTTTTAATTTAGTTCTTTTAATTACAGGATATTTAGGTGAATGTTTATCCATATCCTTAATAATATTTGCTTTTAAATCTTCTAAACTTTTTTCTTTAGGCTTTGCAAATATTGAGAATAACTCACTTTTGTACCAATAATGTTTTACTTCGTTGGGGTCTATTCCTGCTGCATGACATTCTTCGTCAAGTTTAGATTTTTGTGTTCTATATTTCATTAGCAAACTTTCTTCGTCGTCGGTAAGTCTGTATCTAACATTATTGTTTAGTTCCGCTTTACCTACATTAGATTTTGCCATAAGTTGGTTTTTTGTGTAAATATAACATTTTTTGTTTACTTTTACATTATGCATAAAATAAATATAAAACCATTGTCAGTTAACCAAGCATGGCAAGGGAAAAGATTTAAGACAAATTTATATAAACAATATGAGCATGATGTTTTGCTACTACTACCACAAATTAAAATAGTAGATCCCCCTTACAGGCTTAATTTAATAGTAGGATTTAGCAATAAAGCAAGTGATATTGATAACATTTTAAAGCCATTTTTAGATATTTTACAAAAGAAATATGGCATAAATGATAAGCATATTGAAGTTTTACATATTGAAAAACAGATAGTTACAAAAAAAAATGAATTTATTTGCTTTGAGCTGTTGCACAATCAAAAATAATTTTTTATATTTGCCCAACCTAACTGCAAGTAGGATGTAAAATAATTACTCGAAAAGCCCTTTATTAAACGTCTTGCAGCGTTTTTTAGAGGGTTTTTTATTAACGGTCAATTTGCAACCATATAGCAAATAAAAATTATGAATGTAAAAACAATTTATTGTTGTGATGACGTAAGTCATAAAACAGAACTATTAGCTTATGCTAATCAATCAAACCAAATTTATATTGAAGTATATTTACCAGATGATGATTCTGGTTACTATTCTCAAAGTATTGTTTTGGATAAAAAAACTGCCATAAGATTGGTTAAAGATCTTAAAAGACAAATAGCTTACATTAATGAAAGTGAGGTTGGAAATGTCTAAATTAGGTTATACTTGGTATCCTAAAGATTGGGGTAATTCTGAAAGCGTGTTTGAATTAAATTTAACAGAACGTGGTTTATATAGAGAATTTATAGATCTTGCTATGTTAAATGATAATACTACTGAAATTAAAAAAGATGTTTGGATTCGTAAATTTTGTGTATCAAAAGAAGATTTAGACTTTATTTTATGTAAATTAATTACCCTAAATTTAGTAGAAATTATAGATAATATTTTATTTATACCAAGCTGCGAAAGCCGTTTAAAATTGGTACGTGGAGGTAGTAATGGGGGTAAGAAAAGTAAGCCTACCCCGAAGCCTTATAGTAAGCCTACCCCGAAGCCTTTTGGAAGCCTTGACGAAAAAAACACGAAGCCTACCCCGAAGCAAATAGAAAAGAAAGAGAAAGGAAAAGAAATAGAAAGTAAAATAAAATTAATAGATATTTATTTTGAAGATTTTAAAAATTCATCCTACCTTGAAGATATTTGCAATAGGCAAAAAGTAACCAAAGAACAAGTGTTAAATAAGTTAGAAGATTTTAAATTAAAAATGAATTTAGAATATCCTGACTACATATCTTTTTGCACTCATTTTAAAAATTGGTTTTCTAAACTTGGAATAGTTGGCGAAAAGAAAGAATATTTACTAACTTCGCCACAAGGTAAACATAAGTTTTTATTTACAGAAGACGAACTAAAGGCTAAAAAGCTAACTGGTTACTGGAAGGAGCAACACGAATTATGATAGTAATTAACCCAATAGACAAAAAAGAATATACCATCGAGGTTACTAAAAACGGTGAAAACCAAATGACTTGTCCTGAATGTTCACCTAACCGTAAAAAGAAAACGTTAAAATGTTTTAGCTTTAACATTAATAAAAATGCTGGTAGGTGTAACCATTGCGGAGTGGTATTGGTAGCCAAAGAAGATAAGCCTGTTTTTGTAGAACCTGCCAAAGTTTACAGTAAGCCGATTTGGAACAATAAAACAGAATTATCAAATAATGCCGTTAAATGGTTTGAAAGTAGAAAGATAACACAAAGTATATTAAATGAATTTAAAGTTACTGAGGGGGCTGAATGGATGCCACAAACGCAAAATTCAGTTAACACCATACAGTTTAATTACTTTAAGTTTGGTGAATTAGTAAATGTTAAATACCGGGATGGCGCTAAAAACTTTAAACTATTTAAAGATGGCGAAATGATTTTTTACAACCTAGATGCCACAATTAACAACAATGTGATAATAATTGTTGAGGGTGAAATGGATGTTTTAGCAATGGCTCAAAGTGGTTTTAAAAACGTTATATCAGTACCAAACGGATGCAACGATAAAGGCAAAATTAACATGGACTACCTAGATAATTGTATAGATTATTTTGTAGAGGATTGTAAATTCTTATTGGCACTTGACAATGATAAAGTAGGTAACAGATTAAAGGATGAATTAGCCAGACGTTTAGGTTACGAAAATTGCAGTACCATTACCTTTAAAGATTGTAAAGATGCCAACGACTGCCTAATTAAATACGGAATTATTGGGGTAACCGAATCTATTGAAGCGGCTAAAGAATATCCTATCGAGGGGGTTTTTAATGCTATTGATATTCAAGATTCAATATGGGATTATTACAATAATGGTTTACCAAGTGGCTTTGGTATTGGGATGCATGAGTTTGATATGTTTTTAAAGTTTCAGCCGGGTTACTTAACAGTAATTACAGGAATACCCGGACATGGTAAAAGTGAGTTTTTAGACTTTTTAATGTGCCGATTAAACATTTCACATGATTGGAAGTTTGCTTTATACTCACCAGAAAACCACCCATTACAATTACACTTTAGTAAGTTAGCTGAAAAGGTTATAGGTAAACCATTTGATGGGCAAAACAGAATGTCACCTTTAGATCTTACAACTACAATAGAATATTTAAAAGACGTTTTTTACTTTGTTAATCCTGCAGAAAATTTTACACTTGACAATATTTTAACAGCCGTTAAAAGTCTAGTCCGTAAAAAAGGAGTTAAGGCTTTTGTGATTGACGCTTGGAATAAGTTAGAACACAATTACAGTACAAACGAAACTAAATATATCTCTGAACAATTAGATAAAATAGTTACATTTTGTGAAAAGAATAGCGTGCATTGCTTTTTAGTTGCTCACCCAACTAAAATACAAAAAGACAAAGCAAGTGGAAAATTTGAGATACCAAACCTTTATTCCATAAGTGGTTCTGCTAACTTTTACAATAAAGCTGCAAATGGAATAACAGTTTACAGGGACTACGAAAACTTTACTACTGAAGTTTATATTCAAAAAGTAAAGTTTAAACATTGGGGGCAAACTGGATGCTGCCAATTAGCATGGGACAAAACAAATGGTAGATATTATAAAGGTATGCCAAATAATGATAGTTGGATTCAATCTAATAAACCAAAGGAACTTCAACAAAATGATAACTTTTTAACAAGCCCACTTGATATAATTACAAATAACGGTAAAAACGAAATAGATCCATTTTAAAAAATAGAAATATGATTGAAATAGATGGCGAACTTTACCAAATTAAAAAGCAATACAATAATGTAATTGTCTTTTATCTTAACAATCCTTTTTATATCTTTAACAACATTTTAGTAGATACGGGAATTAAAACAATATAATATGGAAAAAACAATAATAGTACACGTGGTTTACAGCGTTTATGCAGATAAACTTTACACATTTGAATCGTTTGAAGAGATGCTTTTAACACTTTTATTTATTAAAACAGAACCTATATGACCCAACAATTAGCCTACCAAATAATTAAAAACTACCTTAAAACACATAGTCTGCCTACTAAGGATATGGATATTTGGGTAGGTGATGTTAAATATACTTGGTTACAATTAATTAAAATATGTTATGGAATTAAAAGAGATTAAAAAGAAAGCAAGAAAATACAGAAGAAAATGTATAATTGAATGGTATAAATACTTTAAGAATGAGGTTGATAAAGACCATAATCTTGAAAGTGGTGTAACAATAGGACTAAATTTAATGTTTATGTATAATTATGGACAAAAACAAGGGGCTAGACTCCTTTGTTTTAAAAATAAAAATTTAATAATTAAGCCTATTTTAATGAATGTAAACGGTAGAGAAGTGCCACATCCTTGGTTAAGTAAAATAATTTATTTGTAAGTTAAAATAAATTATTATATTTACACCCGATGACGCATAAGCAAGTAATCGAGGTTATAATATCAAACGACAGTTTTTTGAAATACTGCCACAAATTGGCGTCACCACGTACTCACATAGCTGAAGACTTATACCAAGAAACTATCTTAGCTATTTGTGAAACTAAAGATGATCGTTTTGTTAAGGCATACAATGATGGTTACCTAAGCCCATTTGTAATTAAAACAATTAGGAATATTTGGTTAAAGCGAAACACTTTTAAACAACATACAGACGGCTCAACTTCACCTTTAATGGAATACGCTAACACCTTACAAAACATAGATGCTTTTGATTTTGATAGAACTTACATAAACCAAATATCTAAAGACTACGACCCGACAGCGGATATAGTTTTTGAAGCTGCAAAGAAAATAATAGCTAAAGATAGTGATAGCGATAGAATGGAAATAAGATACCGAGCGAGGGTTTATAACCATTCAAATAATAACATTGCAGGCTTTGAAGCTATTAAATCATTTAAAAACGCTGGCAGGTTTTCGCAATACATTGGAATAAAAAGATGTGCTATTTATAAAAGTTGTAGGGAATACCAAGAGATTTTAAAAAGTAAACTAAAATATATTATCAATGGTTAATTATTTATACATAGCTTTATTTGCGTTTTGGTTTGCTGAACTTTCAACAATACCTCAAAGGATATTAATAGCAACGGGATTTAAAAACCTTTACCCATTTAGTTGCGTAAAGTGTTTATCTTTTTGGATGGCTTTAATTTACTCTTATAACGAACCATTTTGTATTATTATAGCAGGAGTTACCTCTTTACTATCAATGACTATTTGTTTATTATTTAATAGATTAAGATGACCAGAGACGAGGCTTTAGATACATTAGTTAGGCATTCTCAATTCTTTGAGATATATGCGAAAGAACTATTTATACCACGTGGATGCGAGGGTATTATGGCGGAAATAATAGCAGCTTACAAAGTAATTAATAACGGTTACGTTTGCTCATCATGTGGTAACGAATTAATAATTGATGCGAACAGATACCGTTTACATAGAATGAAAGAACTTAATTTAAAACACCATACGTTTGATGACAAAGATACTCCTAATCCATAGTTTTAACATTAAAGACAATAAGCCAGAGTTTAACGCTGTGTCTTATTATCGAATGAATAAACCGCATGAAGTTTTAGCACGTTTAAACCCAGACTTTGAAATTGTGCATTCTAAACCTAATGACATTTATCCTGATGACTTTTTAAAAACTATTGACTTAGTTTTGTTTTGTAGAGAGATAGATAATAGCAATGGAATTATAGAAGCCCTTAATAAGTTAGGCATTCGTTTTGGTTTAGATCTTGATGACTATTGGATTTTGCCAGAAGACCATTTGTTATACGAACATTATAAAGAAACTAATAAACCTCAACTAATTATTGATTCAATTAAAGCAGCTCACTTTGTTATTTGCACAACTGAAATATTAGCCGGTAAGATTAAAGAACACAATAAAGAGGTTTATGTTATTGAAAATGGTATTGATACGGATGATAGCGTGTGGCAAAACAACCACGTAAACTCTAAACGGATTAGATACGGCTTTACGCAAGGCACAACTCACATACCAGACGTTATGTCTATTCATAAAGACGTGCAAACTGCTTTATACGATGCCGACTTTAACCGTAACTGTCAAGTAATCCTTACAGGTTGGAACGCTATTAGAAGTGAAGAGTCAGTTTACATTGGTTACGAGCGTATGTTAACTGATAACCTTAAAACACTATTGCCTGTTGAACGTGAGTATTGTTTACGACTAGTTAAATATAAGTTTCCTAGCGGAATATCTAAGCCATACAGACGTGTGGGTGCATTACCTGTTTATGAGTTCGCAAAGGTTTACGATGAAATGGATATATTAGTTGCACCTTTAATAGATAATGATTTTAATAATTGTAAGTCTGAGTTAAAAATGATTGAAGCAGGGCATAAAGGTTGTGCATTTATGGGGCATAATGTTAACCCTTACAGTTCTTTAATGACTAAAAAGAATAGCTTTGATTTAACTTGGGGTAACTTTTACGAGTGGTCAAAATACATTCTAAGCAATCCTAACTTAGTAAAAGATACGGCTGCACAATTAACTTTAGATACTAAAAAATATTCATTAAATTTGCTAACTGATAAACGTAAAGAACTTTATGAGCGATTTAAATAAACTATACCACTATTATCACATATACGCTGACGGTCAATGGTTAGAGCCAGTTAGCGAACATATTAAAGCCCTACGTAAATGGGGGCTTATTGATAACTTAGCAGCTTTCCGTATTGGAATAGTTGGTGCAGACCATAACCGTACATCCGTTATTCAATACCTAATCAATGAACGTATTAATTTTGATGTGATAGCAACATCCGATACAGGTTGGGAACAGGTTACTCAAATACCTATGTATAACTTTGCACAATCGAATGATGGTTATGTTTTATATGCTCACTCTAAAGGCTCATCACGACCTGAACAACCTAACCAATCATGGCGAAGGTCAATGACTTATTACAACGTTGGTCAATGGCAAATAGCAGTACAAAAACTTAATGAGGGCTTTGATGCGGTTGGTCAACATTGGATGCGACCATCACATCATTCAGTTGAACATCGTGGCTCACCTTTTTTTGGAGGTACATTTTGGTGGACTTCATTAGCTCACGTACGTAAAATGTTAGCACCACCCGTATTTAATAGGCATGATGCTGAAGGGTGGATTGGTTATGTTAATGGCGAAGATATGAAATGCTTTGATTATACTGGTCATATTTCTGCACATCCGTGTTATTCGATGTGGACAATAGAAACTCAACAATGGATATACGAATGAAATTAAATATATTTACACCTTTATTCCGTAGTGGAATGATTAAGAAAGTAGCCGATTCAATACCCGACTACCAAGATATAAATTGGATTGTTGTTATAGCCAAACATAGAGAAATACTTATTAAAGAATGCCAAGCATATAACATTCCTTACTTAACAGTTGATTGTATTGATGACCTTAGCGGTGTGGGTAAAAAGGTTAACAAAGCCTTAGACAATTTAGAAGACGGTTTCTTTTTTGGTTTAGATGATGACACAACCTTTAACCATAACACCTACGATATATTTAAAAAGTATCAAAATGATTATGATATGATTGTGGGTCAACAAAAACTATTAGACGGTTCTATTAGAATAGCACAAAAGCCAACGCATTGCTATACAGATGGAGCGCAAGGATTAATTAGAACTACCTTAATAGATGGTTTACGCTTTGGATGCTTTACGACTGATCCCGTAGCAGACTGTAACTTTTTATTAAATTGTTGGGATAAGTCAAATAAAAACCTTATCTTAGATGAAGTAATTAGTAACTATAACTTTTT